TATAGATCACCGCATCGGGATCCATCTCGAAAACCTTGTAGATCCCCAGCCGCCCGATGCGGGCGGTCCCGTTGCCGTAGAGGAGCACCTGCGCGCGCGCGGTGGCGGCGACCGATGCCTCCCACGGGGGCGTTGCCATGATCCCACGGATCGCCGGGGGCTTGGCGGTCACATACTGGAGCGCCGCCGCGTGGGAGTAGTCCTGCGTGCGGACCGTGCCGTCCACGAGCAGATTCAGGGAGCCGAGCCAGAAGGTCGAGCCCAGCTCCACCTCGGCCACGGCCTGCAGGGTGTCGCCGATATTGTGCTGGGTGCCGCTCGATTGCAGATACAGCGAGGAAACATCGACGGGACCCGATAGCAGAATATCCGCGTCCTGCATTCCGGAGGTCGTCACCTCCTGCCAATTCCCGGTGATCCCGTCGGTGCGGGCGATCAATTCGCGGGCGGTGACAAAGGCATCGGTGCTCAGGCCGGTGGCCGTGTTGCCGACGCCCGGCGTGCCGGACATGTAGGGATTCGCGGTAACCCATGCCGTACTTCCGGAGGCCGGGATCGTCACCTTGAGGCTGCCTTGCGCGCGACCGCTGAGGGATGCGGCGATGTAGCGGCCCATCCGGATCGCGCCGGTCATGTTGGGATGGACGACATCGGATGTCATGTCGGTATCGGCATGGCCGTCTCCGTCCAGATCGAGGCCCGGAGCCGGGTCGATCACCTGCACGGCGCGGGACGCCGCCGCGGCTTCCAGCAGCTCGATCAGCGCGAGCCGTCGCGCCAGGAAGGTCGCCGCATCCGTGGCGGAGGCGCGGCGCGGAGGCGGGGCAATCGCCACCACCGATTTACCCGCCGCGATCAGCTCGTCCCAGAGGCCGATGATCGTGGGGGCCACCACCTCGGCCGCTAGGTTGCCGGAGCCCGATGCCATGTCGTTGCTGCCGATCATCAGCGCCACGGTATCGGCGTCGCTGTCGCGCACGGCCTCGAACACACTGCGATGGGCACCGGCGGCCGCGAAATGCGATGCCATCGCGCCGGCGATGCCGTAGTCATATTCACCGGTCGAAACACGCTGCCCCAGCTCGATCCGCTGCGAGAGCGAAAACCGGAGCGCGGTGCCCCAGCCGAATGCTTGATAGGAGGTCAGTCCGCCACCTACGGCGCTCGTGGGCTCGGTAATCGAGTCGCCGAGCAACGCCAGCTTGTTGATTGTCGGGTAGGTCTCCGTGTCCTGTACCCAATGGATCTGCCCATCCACGCCGCGATAGGGCATGTTCACCTCGACCCCGTAGGCCTGCGCCAGATCGTCACTGGCGAAGGGGCCGGGCGGAGGTCCCAGGGCGTCGAGGAACGGCTCCACATCGACGTTGCTGCCATCGTTGAGCAGGAGCGTGCCAGAGGCATCGGGCAGTCTCGTCTCGCGCGCCGCGGTGGCATCGGGGAAGATGAGTTTGTAGCCAAACAAGCCGTTGAAAGCTCGAATATACCGCTGATACTCGGGGATCACCACCATCCCCATGGTCTCGCTGCTCTCAGCTCCAATGATGGTGATCTGGTTGCTTGCTACCAGGTCACCTCCGGCCGCGTAGATGGGGACCGCGCCAGCATCCAAAGGTCCGGCGCCGCCGGAAGAGAGCGTGATACCAATGTTGACGCGGGCTTGCTCCTGCTCTGCCGGGTCCAGCTCTTGTGAGGCGTCATACCGAACCGCGCGGGCGGAGAGCCAATCGTCCGGCGTTGGCAGCTCGGTAGGCGTTCCTTCGTCCCCGCGGATCACGTCATTGTTCACCCGCGCCGTGAACGTCCGGATCGATACCGGGTTGGCATCGGCGACGGCCCACGAGAGCTCACCCATCAGGTCGACGAAGGCGACATCGTTCCCCTCGGTGCCGTCCATGCCCAACAAGGTATTGAGCTCCGCCGTGTTCAGGCTCGGCGTGCCGGCGTAGATGAAATCCGGGCTCGCGGTGGGCGCGTCGAAAGCATCGAAGAACACCGCGAAGTCTCCGTCGTAATTGCCGCTTTCCTTGAGTCCGAATGCCAGCACCGCCCCTTCCGGCAGCGCCTCGGCTACCCCGGACCGCACGAACTGCACCTCCAGCGGCGTTGAATCCCCGCGCTTGAAGTCGAGCGAGGACACGCGCTTGCGGTCGCCCGCGGCCACGATGAGTTGCAGGGAGTCGAGATCAACGGTCAGCCGCATGCCCGCGGACCGATTGTCAACGCCCCATGCGCCGCTCCGCCGCCCTCGCCCGGCGCTCCAGGATCGCAGCCGCCGCTTTCTTCAGACCCGCTTCCCGGCGGTTCAGGGCGATGGCCACACGCGCGCCCATGCCCGCGGGAAACCACCCGAGGAAGTTCGAGATCGAGATCCCGGTCCGTGCCGATCCCTTGGTGATGGTGGCACTCCCCGCCTGTTTCCCGTGGCGGGTGATCCATGCCGGGGTCGCGCGCTTCGCCGTCTTCAGAGTCTCCGCGGCATGCAGCCAGCCCGCATTGAGCAGGCCCACGCGCTTTTGCTCCTGCTTGATGTACGCCTTCAGCAGCCCCTTGCGGGCATAGGCCATGTTCGCGCCGCCGATCGTCCGGGTTCGTCCGGTAGCGCGGTTACGGGCGATCCGATGCACCCGCTTCATGTCCGCCATCGTGAAGGCGATGTCCCGCACTTCCTGCGCGCGGGTGTGCGTGCCTGCTTTCACCTTCACGCCGGCGCGGATCCAGCCCTTTACCTGTGCCTCGCTGGCGGTGGTCGTCGGGAAAATCGCGGCGATGTCCGCGGCGATCCGGCTCTCCCCGCGCTTCTTCGCCTCCAACTCGATCCCGCCGCGGTCGCCCAATGCCTGCCCTTTCCGGCCGCCCGGCGGGGAGATCGCGATCACGTGGCCCACGAGGATACCGCCTTGCTCCTGCATCACCTGGTCGAGATCCTTCCGGCCGATCCGGGCGAACTCGGCAAGCGCCTCTTCCATCGGGCGGGTGTTGACCTTGACGGTGATCATCGATGCCCGCACCCCGTCAACCCGACATCCGCCTGGTGGTCGCCTCCCACGGCGAGGATCTATCATGGATCGCCCCCCTCGGCCTGCACGCCGCGGTGTACGACTCCACCGGCACCCGCCCTGGCATGATCCATGTTCCCAACGTCGCCCGCGAGGCCGGGCAATACCTCCGGCACATCGTGGCGAACTACGGGCGCTTCGGGGACTGGAACGTGTTCGTTCAGGGCGACCCGTTTGCCCATTGCCGGGACTTCTCCGCGCAGATGGCACGGCGGGATTTCCTCCGGCGGCACCTGACGCCGCTCGGGCGGATCCAGAAATACGTCGCAGGCCACGCGCACCGGCATTCCTACGCCGCCGATCGCTTCGCCCGGGAGGCGCTGGGCCACGTGCCGGACGGCTGCGATTGGGTGCTCGGTGCTCAGTTCGCCGTCTCCGGACCGGCCCTGATGCGCTGGCCGCTGCCCTGGTGGGAGAGCCTGCTGGCGAAGGTTCTGGCGGAAAAACACCGTTCGCCTTGGGCCATGGAGCGGCTGTGGCTCTACATTTTGAGCCCTCCCGTGTAATCGGAAAAGGCTGGAAGCCGGAGGGAAAATAAGTCAGATGTGCCACCATGAAGGCGCTGCTTCTCTCTGCTTTGGCACTCTCGATCGCCACCGTTTCCGCTGAACCGTCCGATGTGACCAAGCTCCGAAAGGACTGGAAAAAGGCCCGCGAGCGCGCGATCGAGCCAATCGACCGGAAGTATATGGACGCGCTGAAGGCCCTCCAGGCGCGGCTTGTACGGGAGAAGCGTCTCGATGATGCAGTGCTCGTGGATAGGGAAATGAAGGCACTCGCGGGCGCTGGGAGTGGCTGGTTCAAATCCACCGTGACCCCGGAAATGCTGACGGTCGGCGAGTGGCGCTTTGATTCGAAGGAGCCCCAGACATACACGACTCACATCACTTTCAACGCCAACGGTGAGGTTCGCGAAAGGGGCGAAAAGACCTCAATCGGCAAATGGATCATCGAAGACGGCATCCTCCGTCTCGATCTTCGGTACAGCTGGAACGAGTTCGGCCTCGAATACGATACGCTTGATCCTGTCCTCGCGGAGCTGCGTTTCGACGGCGGAGTCCGCAAAGGCACCACGCTTACGCACGTGCCGAAGTAGGCCGTTCCCATACGATCCATTCCCCGCCGTCGGGCCGGGGAAAGCGGAGGACTGGAGGATTGAGGGCAACCCTTAGCAGGCCCATTGCCGCCTCCGCATCATAGGGTAGGGCTCCCGCGCCTTTGAGACCGCGCCTGCGATGGTTCGGCGCACCCGCATGGGTCGAGACGAGAAGCATCTTCCACGCTTGCCACTTGCTCACGTGCGACAGCACTTGCTCTGCCGCGCCGTTGCACAGGTGGAAAAGGACGTCCTTCAAAATGACGATGTCGGCCGCACGCCCAGGCGCCCGCTCGTCTGCGACCGCTTCAAGGTCCGCCGACTCGCCGCGGAACCACGGGAAGACCCGGCGATGATGCTTGATGATCGCCGGAACGGCATCGATCCCGTGATACCGCAACCGCCCGTCCGCCACTTCCGGAACCCGTGCGATCCACTCCACATCCCCGCATCCAAGATCGCAGATGCTCGAAAGGCCGGCAGCATGGCAGCTCGAGAGCCACGCCATGAGGGCCCGGCACCCTTCCGGCCTCGATCCGTTTCCGGAAAGCACGCCGTGGGAGGCCCACCACTTACCCCGATAGACTTGCTCGAACCTCTGCTTCGCGCTCATGGCACCTTGGCGATGTTCCACGAGTTTTCCCAATGGTGAGCGAGCCAGGCGCTTGGATATTTCTCCGGGTCGAAGCTGGCCCACGTATCATTGTCGAACCAGTAGGGGAAGCATATCGGCACGAGCAAGGCATGCACCTCGCCTTCCGAGTAAGAATTCCCGATGTGGGTCGCCTCGTGATAGATGCCCTGCGGCGATTTCCATGATCCGACGTGAAAGGTCAGGATCTCGGCGAGCCGCCCGGGGCCCGTACCTTTGAGAACAGCTTTTGTGCCGGTAGCATCCAAATCCGCAGCGCCGCGAATCCTCCTTAGATAGAGCTCGACTATGGGATCGTTTGGCCCTCCAGCCGCCATCACCGAATTGCTCGGACCGCCTTCGAAATAATCCGAGTAGGTAAAACCGGAGCGATCGAATAGCGGCCGGAGGTCCTGGCGGAGAGATTCAAAATCGGTGTCGAGATAAACGCCGCCGTGCTGTCTTAGAATTTCCAGCCGCACGATGTCGGCGCGGACGCCGATATTTACCCTCCGCTCGCCGGATACTACTTCGGGCATCACCGCGCGTTCCGCTAGAGCGGGCATATCTTCCTCCCGCCAGAGCTTGTAATTCCACCCGGGGAAAGACGTCCGGACGGTTTCGCAATACCCTTCGAGGCGCGGCGGGAGTTCGGCATCGCCGATCCACACCTGATGCACCGTCGGCACCCCTTCAGCCCGCTCCGTTGCCATGGTCGATTCGGAAGGCTCCATTACCTCGGCCCGCTGAGGGCGGGAGGGATTCAGCCAGTCGTGCGGCACCAGCTTGGACGCCGGGAAATCGCACAGTGCCGCGAGATCGGGATTCTCCGACAGAAGCAGGACGTCCCCCGTCCATTTCCGCCGCAACCAGTCGACCTTTTCCGGCCACTTTCCCGCCATCGCCGGGAGCCGCTGGCACCCGTAGGCCTCGCTCGCGATCTTATCGAAAATCCCGACCAAATCGGCCGCATCGGAGCTATCTCGCACGCCTTCGTCCACCGTGGGCTCGCCTTCGAGCAAATGCTTCCCGAAGTGCAGCCACTTCGCCTCCTCTGTCGTCATTTCCCGGTCGCAAACGACCACCGGAAGCCGCCGGTGCTGCTCTTTCCACGTCATGTGCCACCACGCGGCGGGCCACGTCTTATTGTTGATGTGGGAGTGGTTTTCTCCCTGCCCGGCAAGCCAGAATGAGGGGCAATAGACGGACCAATCGCCGCGGCGGTGGGCGATTTCAAGCTGGTGGTCGATGTGCCGGCGGTGCGGCTTCTTCAGGTCGCGCGCGGCCTCGATGTAATCGGGCGCGTACAGCACATGCTTGAGCATCTTCGGCATCGTCTCGCGCGAAATCGCGTAGCAGTGGGTCCGGTGGACGCTGTTTGCCTTCAGCACCGCGGGCTTTCCCTTGATCCACTCCGGACGGCGCGAGGTGCGATGCTGCCCGCCGAAGTAAATCTGCCCCCAATCGGCCGGAACTTGCTCCATGAACTCGCGGACCAACTCGGCCGCGCCCTTTTGCCAAATCGTATCATCCTCGATCACCAGCAGCCGCTCGACACCGTCCAAAAGCGCATCTTGAACCAGCCGGTAGTGCGATTGCATGCACCCCCAGGCGCCCGTTCCGCTCGGCCACCAGTCGGACGGCTGGCAAATCATCCCGTCCACCGCCCGGAAGACGGTGGCGGTCTCGCTCAGGCCCTTTTCCCGCAGCTCTTTGAGCGCCCGCGCGGCGCGTTCCGTGGCCTGCGGAAGCGAGATGATCAGGATGCGGTCGAAATGTTCGTCGAGGATCATGGCGGGGTGCATGGCGGTTCGCCGATGATTGGCGGCGTCTGGACATCGATGGAGTCACCGCAGCAAATCCCGAGCTCGGGGGTGCTGCCGCTCGGGCTCGAGCCGAAGAGTTCGACGCAGGCGGTTACCGGCATCGTTTCGCAAGCGGTGGCAGAGAGGATGTGCTCGGTGGTGTAGGTGCCCCCCATCGCCGTGCCCAAGTTTACGCGCTTTCTCGCGCCTCCCCGGACCTCCACGGTGAGCCAGAGCCTCCCCCGATACTGGTCGCAGGGGTCTTCCGGAGGGGTCACCTTTGTCTCCACGACAATCAGCGTGTCCTCGGCTCCCGAGCCTCCGTATCCAAGGCCGGTATCGGGCTCCCATTCTTCCGGTGGAAGCGAAACCTGAGCGCCCACCATCATCACCACCGCGCTTTGAATCACGGATCCCGGGCAGCATTCTTCTCCCGAGCTGCTCGAGCTGGAGCTGCTGCCGCTGGAATCGTCCGATTCATCGTCGCTTCCGCCGTCGCTGTCCCCGTCGCTGTCCGAATCGTCTTCGGATGTGCTGATTCCGGAAGTACTACTGCTGAGTGATTCCTCGCCTGCCTGCTCGATGTCGTCTTGCCACCGCTGCACCAGCTCGGCGATTGCCAGGCCGGTCCCGGCGCTTTGAAAGGTCACGGTGGCAATCAGGCGGGCGCGCTCCCCATCCTCGACCTCGAGCTCTTCCTCGCCGTCTTTTTCGTGGAGGACCATCCGGCCGGCGCTGGAGTGGTAAATGCAGATGACCTCGTATTCCGTGCCCGGGGTTTTTCCCGCGATGTCCCAGCCCGGCGTGAGGGACAGGGAGACACCGTCGAGCTTCGGGATATAGGGGCGGGTGACCGAATCCGGCTGCTCGGAAACGCTCCATGCCACGCTCCCCTCGCCGACGTGGAGCTTCTGCGTGGTCGCGTTGAACGATACCGGGAACCTGCCGCCGCCCCCGCCGATCCCGCGCGCCCGTCGCGTCCACAGCGTCGTGCCCGTCGAGGTCTGGCGCATGAAGAGCCCGGGACCCGGTCTGATGACCAGCGACTCCAGCCGGTCTACCAGCTTGTTGAAATCGCTCCGGCCGGGCGTGCTCCCGGCATCCTTTTTGAGGTCCTGGAACATCAGCCGTAAATATCTTCATCCCAGCCGTTGCGGCCGGAGAGCTTCCACGAAATTCGGATTTCATAGATGGCCCCGCGACGACGATAGGAAATATCCCATAGCAACCAGTCGCGGCCGGTGAAATTCGGCGGCCCTCCATTCGGGTTGTCGATCTCCCCCAGGTCACCGAGTTCGCTCGGCTTCGATGTGGAATACCGGATCTCGGTCCACATCACGGTGGGTGAGGCATAGCTGGAGACGCCAGCCTTGTTGCCGGATATCCCGAACTCTGTGAACACCCCGAGCTCGTCGCTGGTGGTCGGCTTGTTGGTTTCAGGATCCAAGAAAACCGCCCCGTTCAACGGGGCACTCGGGGTTCCGGCGAAATCCTCGAAATTAGGGTGGGTCTCGATCGGCTCCTCGGACAGCGTGCCGCTCAACTCATACGTGGGCTCGGGCAACCTGCCTATGAAGCCCTCATAAATATAGGCCACCCGGTAGAACTGCCCGGCCGTCTGCCGTGTCTTGTCCCAATTCACCCGCGAGACCGCCATCGTCGGGAACTGCGGATGGACGGTGTAGAGCGCACGGAGGAGCCGTGTGAAATCCGAGACCGGCACCAGCTCGACCCGCGTCAGGCTCGCCACGCCGTAGCGATCGAGCGACCCGTTCTCCTCCGGCTGGAGGATCGGTTCATCCTTGATTCCCTTGACGCTTGGAGGCATTGTGCCCGCATGAAATGTCAAGCCGCCCTCCTCCTGCTTGGTATTGCCCTCTGCGGCCCCCTGACGGCCGATCCCGCCACCGAAGTGCGTGAGATCCGGCGCTTGCTCCAAGCCCGCGGCGAGACCTTGGACGCCCGCACGCTGAAGGTGCTCGAAAGCGGCAGGAACGAGGATCTTGCCCAGCTTCGCCGCCAGCTTCAGCACCTCCCGCCGCCGGCCGCGAAGAACATCGGCCAAGGACGGACCACGGCCAAAATCAACCGCTCGAAAAAACTCAACGCGACCCGCAAACTGTGAGCCACGTTGCTTTCGAGAATCGCCGCCCCGTCCCTGTCACGCGCCATTCCGTCGAGGAAGAGGATGACGAGCCGCGTCCAGAGCGCTCGGCCCTCGTGCTGGTCCGTCGCTTGGTCGGTATCCTTCTGGCCGACCCGAATCCCTCGCTAGGCCGGGAATGCATGGCCCTCGTGACCGGCATCGGCTACGACGGCTGCTCAATGGCTGCCATTGCGATTCGCCACGGGGTCACCCGGGCCAGCGTTTCCAAGCGATGCGTCGATCTTTGCCAGACGCTCGGTATCCCGCCCACGCGCGCGATGCGCTCGGTAAAGAACCGTCAGAAGTGCCGGGAGGCGCGCATGCGCGAAGTGGCTAAAGCGTGACCGCCCTGGTTGACGCGGATTCGGGTCGCATGATTGCGACCACGACCACTATCCCGCAGACCATCGAGCCCACCGCCACCGGCCTGAACTTCACCGGGGAACTCTCCTTTGAGGAGTGGTCCGAATTCGGGCGCACCATCGGCCGCGGCATGCAGACGGTGGCATGGTACATCGGCGACTGGCTTCTTTTCGGCGAGGCGCAGTTCGAGAAAAAGGTTTCCTCCGAAGCCTATGACGCAGCGGTCGCTGCCACGGGCTTGGATCGCACGACCTTGAAGACCTACACTTCTGTTTGCCGGTCGATCCCGGCGAGCGAGCGCGTCGAAAGGCTTTCCTTTGACCATCACAAGACGCTTGCGCCGATGCCGAAGGAGAAGCGGGAGGAATGGGTCAAGGTTGTGGCGCCACAACCTTCCAGCCGTCCGATTTCCGCAAAGCGTCTCCGCACTTCCATCCGCATGGCGGGCGAAACCCCGCGGATCGTTACGGATGAAGAGATCCTCAATCGCGGCAGTTCCAGCGGGCATGACAATTACGTGCCCCACCTTTCCCGACTCATCACCGTCTTGCGTGCCACCATCGGCGGCATGGACGCGGACCAGAAGCTCGCGCTGAAAGAGGATTCGCAGCCGCTCCTTGCGCTGTTGCAGGCGCTGTGATCAGCGCCGGTAGGGCTTCAGCGTGAACTTGCCCACCAGCCCGCCCGGCTGGATATCCACCGCCTCCACGGTCCAAGTAATCTCCTTGTAGGTCGCCAGGCTTTGAAGCGCGGGCACCGTCGGAAGATCGGCCAGTAGCACGTGCACGGCCTCCTCTCCCTCCTCACGGTACCCCCCGGCGATCCATTCGCGGCTGAGATCCGCCGTCGAGGCAACGGCCTGAACCGGCGTGGTGCCGAAGGTCACGGAAACGCCGAAGGCGTCCCGGTGTTCCCGGAACGCCTCGGCGAGTTGATCGTGGACCGCACCCATCAGTCGGTGGATTCGGCGGGGGCTTCATCGGCAGCCGGCGGCGCCTGCTTGCCCTTCTTCCTCGCGGGAGCCGGGTCGCGGTTCTCCGCTTCGGGATCGCGGTTTTCCAAGTCGGCGTTTTGATTCACGACCTTGCCCGGCTTGATCTCCTTGCCACGGCCGGAGGAGACAATGTCTTCGGCGGTCACAATATCCAGCGTCCGGGTTTCGCCGGCGGGAACGTGCTCCCCTTTGATGGAGCATGCTTCGGTGATGAGGATCTTTTTCATGGTGTCTGCGGGATGAGAAAAGGCCCCGGCCTCCTTGCGAAAGCCGGGGCCGGATGGATTAGGCGGTAAGCGCGTCCTGCATCGCGGCGAACGATGCGGGGCGGCGAACCACGTTGTCGTGGTAGGCGTTGATCGTGAGGCGGACCAGCCCTTCGATGTCCTTGATGTAAGGGTTGGCCATGATGGAAATGCCGCCCCACTGCGCGAGGATCAGGTCGGAGAAGTTTCCGAACACGATAGCGGAGGCGGTTCCAACGGCGGTTCCCTTGGTCAAGGTGCTGGGCACTTGGGTGGTCACCGGCGCGCGGTAGCCGTTGAGCGGCGCATCGCCCTTGTCCCACACGCGCTCCGCATTGGAGCCCGCATCGACGAAGGTCTTCTTCAGCTTGCCGCGAACCTTCGGGTTCGTGAGGTAGCCGAGAGTCCCGATATCCGCGTTGGCCGTGGCCACCGCGGTTTCGAGGTCGACGATGTGGTCCCAGGTCGGGGCCGCGCCGTTCGTTCCGCCGGCCACCGAACCGATGCCGGAGGTTCCGAGGATCCCGAGCGGCTGATTCGAAGCGCCGCTTCCGTTGATGGCACGCGCTTCGAAGATCAGCGCCAACGCGGTAAGCAGGTCGTTGCGGACCAGCGATTCCACGCTCGGGCTCGACTGGATCATGAGCTGTTGGCTCACCTCGACGTATGTCGCGGCACGCTTCGGGCTCAGGGTGATCTTGCCGGTCGTTGGGCTGGATTCCGCTGAAGCGGCATTCTCCGCCAAGTTGGCCACCGTCGATCCGGTCACCAGCTTCGGCAGGTCGAGATTGCCAACAAGTCCGGTCAGCACCTGCGCGCCGAGGCCACGAAGGACCAAGCGGGCATAGAGGAGCTCGATGAACGATCCGAGGTTTGTTTCGATCATCGTTCCGCCTTGGTCGCCCGTGGTGGAGGTGGTGCCGGTGGCCGTCATGTCGCGGCGGCCGTGGTTGAGCACGATTCCGGGAATGTGGAAGTTCCCTTCGAGGTTGATGCCGCTCTGGCGGGCCTCGTTGTGGGCTTCCTGCTGCATCTCCAGTTCGACGCCGTCCAGCGAACGCCCCTGCATCACAAGGCCGAGGCCCCGAACGATGGAGAAGCGGGCGAGGTCGCGCGCTTCCTGGCGGCTGACGCCGGGCATGCTGGGCGAGTAATTGCTTCCGCCGCGCTGGCGAAGCAGCTCGTCGAAGGCGGTCGCACGGAAGGCGTCGACGCTCACCCCGTCGCGGACAGCCGCACGGGTGTCGATCTGGACGCCGTTGAGGCGGATTTGATCGGCGATGGCTTCGATGTCGGCCACGCGGCGGCGGTCGTTGGCGATAGCCCGTTCGGCCGAATCGCCGGACGGAGCCGGAGCGGCTTCGCGGGTGACTTGAGCCTGCGGCGCAGGAGCCGGAGCCGGATCAGCCTGGCGTTGCGCGGCGGGAGCCTGCGCGGGCGGCTGGGCGGGAGTGTTTGCCGGGAGAAGAGCGCGGAGCTCGTCATCGGACATGGTATCGCGGAAAGCGATGTTGGCCGCGCGGAGGGCGGCGATGATTTGTTCACGAGTCATGCGTGTATTTGGTGAGTTATTGGAAGGACCGCGGGACGGTTCGGATTCACCCCTGCCGACCCCGACGGAGTCGTCGGCCGGGATGCTCACCAGGCTGATTTCGTACGGCTCCCAATCGACGACCCGGACGGTTTCCACACCGCCGCTTGTCGTGGTCTCCGTCCGATGCACGCGATAGCCGACCGAAACCAATCGGCGGATGCCATCGACGACGTCCTGGAAAATCTCATTCGCGCGGGCACTGCGGCCGAAGCGCACGACGGCCCGCCCCCTGCGGTCGGTGCCGATGGTCACGCTCTCCACGACGCCGACCTGGTCGGAGCGGTCGTGGTTAACCAGCAGCGCCGCGCCGTTTTGCATCCTGCCGAGGCGGATCGATCGCGCGCTGTGGTCGAGGATCTCGATCCCGAAGTATCGCTCGACCTCGGCCTCGCTCGAAAACGAAAGCTCGACGGTGCGCGCCTTCTCATTGACCGCGGCTCGATCGAGTTCGAACTCGCGACGGAGTTCGGTTCCGGTGGCGGGAGCCTCGCGGGTGGCACGGCGGGGATGGGAGCGGGTGCGCTTCACTGAGCGCGCGGGAGTGTCAATCTTCCGCGGCTTCGACCACCGGCTGTGCTGCCGGGGTCTTCCCATCTTCCAACTCCGGGAATGTGAGCCCGAGCTTCTCCGCTTCCGCCTTGTCGGAGGCCTGCGCGGAGAAGACGTCGAAGCGATCTCCGCCACCTTCTGCGATAACGTCGCGCTGCGAGGTAAGTCCCGCGCGGATGCCGAGGATACTGGCCTCGATGTCCTTCTTCGGATCGACCCAGGCCCAACGCCGGCCGCGGAACTCCGGCACGTTGAACTTCCACATCTTTTCGAAGGGGAGCCCCAGGCGGCCCGAGAGCAACTCGATCTCAAGCCATGCTTCGAACACCGCTTCGCAAAAGTGCTCGATCATCCACCGTTGAAGGGCCTTCCAGACTTCGCGCTCCTCAAGCAGCCCGGCGCGAATAGACGAGAAATTCACGCCCTCAAGGTCGGACGCGAAGGTGTTGTAGCTGACGCCAAGCGAGGTGGCCACGCCGCGGAGGCGGGACTTGATGAAATCCGCGAAGGCGTTGTTCGGGTGCTTCGGGTCCCACTCTTTGAAGTCGACGCCGGGCGGAAGCTCCTCGATCACTCCGGGCGAGGCATCCATGCGGAGATTCCCCTTCGCGTCCGCCTCACCCTCGTAACCGTCGGCGCTCTGCCGGGTGAAGAAACCCATCTTCGAAGCCCCAGTGCGGGCGGCGACAAGCTCGGCCTCGCTGTAGCCGTCGAGCATGCGGAGCCCTCGCATTGAGGCCACGAGCCAAGGGAATCCGCGGGTCTGGTCGGCGCGCTCCTCGACGAAAAGGTGAATGATTTCGAAAGCCGCAACCCGCACCCGCGGCACCTGTGGAGTTGATACGGGTAACGAGTCCCCGGGGTGTCGGGTAAGAAGGTGGTAGGCAACGATGACGCGATCCCGACCGAACTCGACGCCGAAACGGATTTCATTCCCGCCGGCAAGAGATTGATGGTAGTCAAGATCGAGCAAGTCGGCTTCCAGCACCTGGAGGCGCAAGCCGGACCGCTGCCTCAGTATTCGGATCAACACCTCCCCATCTCGAGCTACCGACCGAAGCGCGAGCTTCTGAACATCCCGCCAGGAATGGCGGCGATTGAGTGTGCATCGTCCGACCCGACCCCACTGATACCAAGCGTTCTCAATTCGCTGGTTCGCGATTTCGTCGAGTGCGCCGCCTTGATCACGAACCCGCATTTGCAAGGCGATGCCAGATTCCCCGAGCACGTTATTTTCGAGCGTCCGGAGATAGCCGCGGATCCATTCATTGTTCCGCTCAAGATCCCGGGACCGATCGCGAAGCCGGTTGAGGCGGCCGTAAATCGCGGCATCAGCAGACAGCGGCGAGGTGATCCAATCCGCGGTAAGCCGTCCGCCCTTTGCGCCGTCGAATACTTCGCGCTTTCCCAGCACGGTGTTTCGCGGCGGCGGCAGGTTGCGTCCTGCAGGTGTGAAATTCCTTTGCTTCATAGTCCGCCGAATTCCACGAGGATGCGGCGACCCTTCCCGCCGTTGGCCTTGCGCTTCTCCGCGGCAACCTGCTCACGCAGGCGATCCCGGACCGTCATCAGCTTTTCGAGATCCTGGAGCGTGTAGCTTTGATCTCCGATGGAGACGGATGCGTGTTGTTTGGAGAGGAGCGAGGTGAGCGCCGACTCCGCCGCGGCAAGCTGCTTCTCGGCATCGGTCCGGCCATCGTAGGCGGTAGCCACGGCCGAGAGATCGGGCAGCACGTCGAGCGTGCCACTCGCGACCGTGAAGGTCTCGCCGTCGAGGCTCACCTTGGAAGTCCAAGAGTAGCGCCCGGCGGTCAGTTCGCCGGTATCCGCGGCGGCACCGGTGGAGATCCACCCGCTGCCATCAGCAACGCCGGTCACGTCAAGTGAATTTGCCCCCCGGAATGCGGTGGTCAGCGCCCAGCCGTCGGCTGCGGAATAGTCGGCGTAGGAAGATTGCCACTTCCACGTGTCGCCGGCGCGGAGTTCGGTAGGGATGCCGTCGAGCATTGCCCGCCGCGCGGCTGTCAACGGGTCACCAGCTTCCGACGAAACCGCCTCCTCGGCGCGGGCGGCGCTGCGGTGGCGGGGCAACGAGTGCTCCCCCTGGAACCGCGGCGGGCTCCTCTTTCGGGGCAGGTGGGAGAATCGCCAGTTTCAGCCGCTTCCAATTCACATTGAGGAGATGGAGCGCCCCGGCAGCATAGACCCTCATGTCCAGCGCTTCGTTCCTCGCCTTGCTCGGATTTTCGAACTTCGAATACGGCACCCCGTCTTTGTAGCGGGTGACCTTCGTTTCCGAGACGAGTTGTCGGTACCAGTCTTCCGGTCGGTCGGCGGGAAAGTGCATGTAGCCCGGGCCACGTTCCAAAAGGTTGAGGCGGCCGTAGATCGTATCTTTAAGGGTGTCGGTCCCGACCTTGAAGAGCGTTGCTTTCTCGCTGCCCTGGCGTGTCGGACGAAACACCGCCGGAAGCGCAGGACCGCCGACGCCCTTCGTCGCGTAGATCCGGCGGGAGTTCCTACGCTTCGTGTAGGCATAGACCGGCTTCGGCTTATCGCCCGAGTCGATCAGCGCGGCGGCCACCGAAATTTTCACGCCGGAAACCGGGTGAGTCCACGTGCGGGCGAGCTCGTCGTCGAGTTGCTGTTGCACCGAGGGGTCGTTGAAATTCCCGGGGATCACCTTGTGATCGAGCGACCACGACTCTTCCCCCTCGCCCCACGCCACCAGCTCAAGCTCGACGCGGTCGCCCTGGATGTCGGCACCGGCAGTGACCAGCAGCCCGCCTTCGGGGAACTCTCCCCAGGTCTCGGCACGCTGCATCAGGACCTCATGACTCGGCTTCTCCCCGAACTCCTCCCACGTTTCGGCCAGGAAGGTATTCACCCACGTGCGGAGAGCGGAAACCCCTTTCGCTTTTGCTGACAGGTGGTCGGCAACCATCTGGTGCAAGCGGCTTTTGTAGCCGCTCTTGTGCCGGAACAAATTCGCGATCCCGTTCAGGTGGTAGCCGCGGAGTTTCCGGTCCGGGTAGGTCGCCACCCACCGGCCGGACCGGACCATCTGCCGCCGCTCCGAATCGGTCAGGTGGGCCTTGCACGACTCGCACTCGTACCAAGCATCGGTGCCGTCGGCCGCTTCGTGCCGAACCTGCGACCACTTGAGGGATTGCTCGTGGCGGCACCTCGGGCAGGGGCAATGCCAGCGGCGTTGATCGGACTCCTCGAACCTGGCCTCGATGCGAGACAGCCCTTTAACCGTTGGCGTCGAGGTCTCGAAGACCACGGCATTCCAAAAGTTTTCCGTCCGCCGGATCGCCAAAGAGGCGGGATCCCCTTCGTTCCCCGCCGAAACCGGGAAGCGGTCTTCTTCGTCCAGCAGCACCACCCGCCGCGGACGGCCGGCCAGGCCAGCGGGAGCATTCGCACCGGCGATGGCGATATTTCCGCCGGGGTAGGATTTGTGAAGGGTGGTGTTCCCGCTATCCCTCGATCGAGCATCCGCGACCTTGCCGTTGAGGCACGGCGTATCCCGAATCATCGGCGCGAACCTTTCCTTCGACCATGCCTTCGCAAGGTCGACCGTCGGTTGCACCATCAGGATCGGCGCGGGCTCGACGTCGATAAAGTAGCCCACGACGTTGTTGACCGCCTCGGTCTTCCCGAGCTGCGAAGCGACCATCAGGATCGTGCCAGTGCATTCGAGATCGTTCACCGAGTCCATCCACTCCGCGGCGTAGGGAGTGAACTCGATCGAGTATTTGCCCGGGTTGGCGCACGACTCGGGCGACAGGAATCGCCGCTCGACCGCCCACTCGGTCACCGTCATCCGTGGTGCCGGGGAGAAAATTCCCAGCCAGTGCCGGGCGATATCGTGAAGCGCCAGGTTCATTCCCGGCTCCAATCCATGTCACCCAGGGAGAGAATTTCACCAAGGCAGCGGTCCTTTTCCTCATCGGTCAACGGCATGGCAATGATCCGCTGCCGCAGAGCGATCATCACCCGTTCGCCGAGCTTCTTCACCGACGCGATCTCGACCAGTTCGCCGCGCGAGCGGGAGTTCGCGATCGCCAGCCGGTCCGCCTCCTCCCGCGTCTTCCGCCGCCGGTCCGCCTCGTGGTCACCGCCACCGGAAACTTTGAAAAGGTCCCGGACCCGGTAAAGGTCGGCGCCCTTCGCCCGGCCTTCGGCTTTTCCCGCCGGCTTTATCCCTGCCGCCGAAACCTTCCGTTGCAGTTCGTGCCGGTCTCCTCCCACTTCCCGGCACCATTGCGCGACAGTCCATTTCTCCATCCCCGCACCCGGAACAGTCAACCGATCTCCGTGGGGAAACCGGCACCCCTGGCACTAGGAATTTGGCGCGGGACAGGACACCCCACTCTGGAAGTCCCCGGAAGGACCCGCGCGCCCTGTGAGGGTATCGAACATCTCCAGCAGGGCGCCATCGGAAGGCAGGGACGGATCAGGATCATAGGTGAAATGATCCTCGTTCGGCCAGCCTAGGGTATCGGGGCGGTAACGCTCAATATAGACAAGGAAGTTTCCTTGTGGCGTGGTCACGTAGAATCTCCGGTCTGTAGGCGCTGAACACGAGGTATCCTCGTGGTACTCATGCTTCCTTAATGAGGCGGCGGCTTCTTCGGTGTGTTGGTAGTTCATGATGGCAAGATTTGCAGACGGGGGACGTGGGGGAGCTGGGGGGGTGGTTTCAAAACATCCCTATCGCGCGCATGCGCGTATAGGAGCGTTCAGGGCTACAATGTCCCCCACGTCCCCCGTTTCTTTATAAGCTGTAAGCGGATCAATGAGTTAACTACGGGGGACATTGTCTTTTTACGTCCCCCCTGCGGGGGACGTGGGGGACATTGGCTTCTACTGCGGGGGACGTGGGGGACGTTCATGTTGATATTCCCTTGGGAATTACTCGCGTTCCGGTCCGATCAGACTGACGCCGTCGACGACCGTCACGTTGTTGTGACCGCGCCGCGTCTCGTATTTCCGGTCCTTCAAGCGGGCGACAAGCGCCTTGGTCGTCCGGTAGATCGCCCGCTCGCCATTGTCCTCGCACCACGCCAGATACGCCTTGAGGAGCTTCGTCGCGGGCACCGAGTCGGTGAGGCTCTTCTCCGTCCGCTCATCGAGGAACGATCCAAGCTGGTCTTGCTCGTGCTGGTATTCGTCCGTCGCCTCCAGCACCGCCTTGGGCGGCATTAGCCCGCCGAGCGCGCGGAACTCCTGCCAGGCGGCCAGCACCCAATTGAGGATGCCCGGAAGCTCCTGGCGGAATTCGGCGATCACCTCGGCGCGAGGGCGGCGGTCCTTCTCCGGAATCGTCTGCGTCCAAGGGATCAGGCAAATCCGCCGCCAGATGCCGGCGTCCGTCCCCTCGATGACCGGCTTGTGGTTGCCGACCATCCACAGCTTGTGCGTCGGAGTGAACGTGTAGGGCTTTTCGTAGGGACGGCGGGCAACGATCTCGTCGCCACCGATCAGGGCCTTGACCATGCTCTCTCCGAGCTTCCGGCCTTCCGGCACCTCGTCGGTCACGGCGGCACGGCGGCCTTCGAGCGTCGACTTCTTGTAGTCCTGATTCGCGTCCGCCTTGGTCGCCAGCAGGGTATTCACGTCGATGGTCGTCATCAGGTCACCCAGCAGCAGCTTGAAGACGAGCATGAACGTGCTTTTGCCGTTCGCACCCTTGCCGTAGCTAAAGAACAGAACGTCGGCATCGGTCAGGCCGGTCATGCTGTAGGCCATCGCCCGCATCACGAATGCCGAGACCTCGGAGTCGGGCAGCACCCGGGACAGGAAGGCGCGAAATTTCGGGCACTCGGCATCCGGGTCGAACTTCACGCCGGCGCGGTGGGTCAGCATGTCGAGCGGGTGGGCCTCGCGGAATTCGCAGGCGTCGAAGTCGAGCACCCCGTTTTCGACCGCCAGCAGATACGGATTGCGGTCGAAGTCGCTCGCCTTAGTCGCCAGGCGTGGCATGGACTTCGAAAATTCCATCGTGCCGCGCAGGTAGTTCGCCCGGTGAAGGCACTTCACCCGTTCCTCGGCCGCCTGGCGGGTGATCCGCCGCGGGTCCTTTTTCGGGTCCTCCGACGGCTTGGCCGCAATTTGCTTCGTCAGGTCCTTCACAAGGTCGCGGTAGGCGCCGGAAAGCGAGTCGACGATTTCCACCTTCACCGCATCCATGTGGTCCCGCTCCCACGCGCTGCGCCGGTAGATCCGCCAGCAGCCAGCGAAATGGTCGTAAAGCCGTGATCCCTGCGCGATCGCCTGCCAGAGCTCGGCGTCGCCCCGCTGCTCATGGCGGAGGCACCATTCGACGAACTGCGGATTGTCCGAGTCCTCGGGCCCTTCGACGTCCGAAACCTTGGCGGTCCCGTCGGCGTGGTCCGGAGCGATTTCCACGAGCGACGGCCGCCGGTTGTCACTGGCGAACCTGATGCGGCCTGCCCAGCGTTTCCGGCGGGCGGCCTCGGCCGCGTCGAATCCATTCGCCTGAGCGTACCATGCGAGAGTGCCAATCCGGATGTCGCGGAGCCGCTTCTTGAATTTCCGGCTGTATTCGCCCGGCTTTTCCTCCGGCGACCATTCGTTCAGCAGCTCGGTGCCCGGCATTTCCTCGAGGACCGACCAGACGGCCGAGGCGATGCGCAGCCAGTCGTCATAGTCCGGCCGCGGCGGGATGAACCTGAGCATTTCCCGGATGTCGGCCGCGGTGGTGTCGAGCGGGTCGAATCCGGCATCGGTCCGGGATGGCGCCCGCTTCGGTTTGATCACCTCGGCGGTCGGGCGGATCCACGCGTCCGGGTCGGACGATACGAAACACAATCTGCCCGGGTCCTTCGTCGCCTCGTCGATCTTCAGCCCGTATTGCGCGAAGTGCTCGGCGGCAGCCTCGAAAGCCCCGCGGTGAAGCTCGGTGTCGGCCGGGATCCGGATCACCGCTTTCACGCCCTGGCCGGAGGGCGAGACGAATGCGGCGATCACGTGCGGGTCGGCGCGCACGAGGTCCATGATCTCGGCCAGCGTCAGGTGCGGGTGATCCTTCCCGTCGAAGTCGCCCTGCAGGAGTCCCGAGTGGTGGATTGCCCGCTCTTCGGCAGGCGCATCGCCGCGGCGGGTCTTTGCCCAGCCGGACAGCATGACGGCCGGAAGCTGGCGCTTGGCCTCGTCGTACTGGTCCTTCCCGTGCGCCGCGAGCGCCGCGCGGAGCGTCTGGACCTGAGCATTCCACCGGCCGGCCCGGACCAGCTCGATCAACTCGACCAGGTCGGTATCGTCCGACGGGTTGCGGGCGAACGCATTGTCGAAAAACGCCAGCCGCGGCGAATTTGCGGCGGCTGGCGGAGTGGTAGATGTGGCGGATTTGGAGGCGAGGAGGGCAGAGATATTCATGCAATAGGGTTGTGAAATCAGTTCAGGTGAGAATTCCCCGGAGGATCGGCTGGACGGACCCGTCGGGATTGACGTTGTCGAATGGCAGCGACGCGATCGGTTCGTCGCCCGCCCACCCGCGGGGCCATGTCTCGGCGGCGATCAGTTCCCGGATCCGGGACTCTTCCTCCGGATTGATGAGGTCGATTCGGGCGCGGCGCTGGATGTCCAAGACGCGTTCCAAAAAACCGGTGCGGGCCTCCAGAGTGAGCGGGCCCATCCGGCACGGGTTTGCCACCAGAGAGCCGTCCTGCCGCTTTTCGGTGCCATCCTTGCGAAGCCGGTTTTTCGGTAGCTTCATTTCCGCGTAGAGCGGCCGGAGCTCCATGAGCGGGCTCAGGTAGGACCAGTGCGGGTATTCGAGGACCCGTTCCAGTGCCACGTCCCGGGAGGCGAGGTTACAGCCGACACAGCCGGTCCGGGCATTGATCTCGACCGCTTCGTCCCCGCCGTAGCATTCCGCCACTAGCCGGGTGGAGAAACGGATTCCCCATTCGTCGGTAAGGGATGATTCGATGAGCCAGTCCCACACGAGGCAAACGCGCCAATGGAGGATCGGTGCCAGGGTGTCGGCAACGGCTTCCGGCGTGGCCTCTTGAAACCAGCCCTGCCCGCATTCCGCGCCGTTTTTCCCGCAGCTCAGGGCGATGCGTGCGTCCCGCACCTCACTTTCGCCAAGGCGCACGCCGGTCAGCATCAGGAACTTTTCGCCGGCTTGATCACGCAGCTCCTTCAGGGCCGCGAGCATGGGCTCGATCTTGATCTGCGCGGTGCACCACCGGAAGGTGTTCGACGGCGGCGGCACCCCGCGGCCGAGCATGTAAACGAAGAAGCGATCATCCATCTCCGGCAAGACGACGCGTGTATCGATCCCGAGCGCCCGGACTTCAGCGAGCAGCGTCATGGCGGTGGCGTGGAGCGGTGGCAGCTCCATGCGGGTATCGGCGTAGAGGATGGTCAGGGATTGCGGCCTGGGGATGCGGCCGGAGACGATCAGGTAAACGACGACGGTCAGGGTGGCCGAGCTGTCCTTCCCTCCCGAGAACGCGATCGCCCAATGGCGGTAACGCTCGCCGTAGGCCCGCAGGCTATTGGCGGTGATCTCGATCGCATCGGCGAGGCTCATGCGGTCGCCGTCAAAAAGGGTCGGTTGAAGCGGTCGCATCAGTATTCGTCCTCCCCTGTCAGAGTGAGCGCCGGGGCGAAGGTCGGTTGCTCGCCCCACCCTGCTTCAATCTTCCGGTGGAACGCCTTGGCCTCGTCGGAAACCCACACGCCTTTGAACATGTCCTTCATGAACAGCCCGGGGAGACCGCGGACGCGGGAGAGCGCGACGTAAGCTTGCCCGGGCTCGCGGGCCGCCCGGATGTCGACAAGCGCGCGATCGAGCGTAAGCCCCTGCGACTTGTGGATGGTCGCCGCCCAGGCCAGCCGAAGCGGGAATTGCTTGAACCACCCGGTTGCCTTCTCGGCGGTCGGATCGAATTCCCACTTGTGGCGCACGACTTCCAAGGTCTTCCCGTTGTCGAGCCGGACAATCACCGTCTCGTCATCCCAGCCCGCGACGTCCCCCATGTCACCGTTGGCGGCCGACAAGGTGCCGTTTTCGCCCGGCAGGTTCGCCGTGACCATCACGCGCGCGCCCTCCTTGATCCGGAGCACCGTCGGCGTCACGAGGTTCTTTTGAAGCCATGCGACTTCGTCGGTCGGGCCGTCGCCCTCGGCCGTCAGCACCGCCTCGGGCTTCTCGATGCATTCGAGTTGATAGCCGTTCCACTTGTCGACCTGCGCATTGTGCGTCAGCAGCCGGAGAAGGTTCCGATCGGGGAAGAGGGCGACGCGGGATTTGAGGAGCGCCATCCCATCCTTGTTCACGAAGCCCTCGCGGAACTGGTTGAGCAGCCCGACGAATTCGCCGTCGGCCTGGCGGTGGACGGTGCGGAGCGATGCGGAGGTGAAATCCGCGGCCGCCCATGCGTCTGACTGAAAGGCCCAATCGTAGGTGCCGGTTTTCGAGACCGGCGGGAGCTGGAGGAAATCGCCGACGGCGATCACCTGAATGCCGCCAAACGGCCGGTCGTCGCCACGGATGCACCGGCACACGTAGTCAATGAAATCGAGGACCCGGCCGTGGAGCATGCTCACCTCGTCGATGATCAGGGTCTTGGTTCCCCGGATGCGCCGGCACGTGGCCGCCCACGAGAACCCGCGCTTGGCCATCCATTCGTAGTAATCGCCGAACGATTGCTCCGGCCGCGGCCCGATCCCGATCCCTGCCCAACGGAAGACGGTCGAGGTCTCAACGTCCTGCCCGAAAAGCGCGGCCAGCTTGTCCCGGAGGTTCAGCGCGGCAACGCCGGTCGTCGCGCAGACCTTGAGACCCCGGTCGCCCAGGCGGCGGCGGATCATCTCGACCGTGACGGAAGATTTGCCGGTACCGGCGGCACCGGTGAGGAAGACGTTCTTTCCTTCGTTCACCCGGGCCATCGCTGAGAGTTGGTCTTTGTCGAGGGTGATCATGCGCCCCCCTTCCCATCCGCGAGGGCGGCTTTCAGGGTAAGCAGGTCGCATTCCGGGCATGGGATGCCGTCAGCCCGTCCGTGAGCGCACTCGTTCGGTCCGCCCGCATTTGACCACGGGAGATACTTCCCGGCCATGATTCGCCCGGCGGCTTGCACGGCCTCCCTCAGCGCGGCGGCCTCACGTTCGAGTGTGCGGGCCACCTTCAGCGCAAGTAGCGCCTTCTCCTCGACAGTCTGGCCGGAGTGGAACGAATTGATGAGGGCGGACGTCCTCGGTGTCTCACCCCCGGCGGGGGGGGCTGAATCCGCCGCCCCCTGCACGTCAAGCCGGGCCTTCATTTCCTTTACTGCGGCAACGACGTCGTTCGGGGCCATGCGTAGCGGCGACGACTGGAGAACTTCCCGGATCGTTTCGAAAGCGATCACCTTATTGAGTTCGATGAAGCTCATGCTTCACCCCTTTCCAGCTTGGCCGCCTTGTAGGCCTGGCCGAGTTCGGCGAACGCGTCGGCGCTGCCGCCGGTGTCCGGGTGCGCCGTTCGCGAAAGCTCCTTGTATCGGGCTTTGATCGCCTCAGGGGAGGAATCGCGGGAAATCCCCATGATGTCCCACCAGTGGCGGCGGTCGACGGGCGCAGGCAGCGCAAGGAAGCCTTGGAAGGTCGCCCGGACGATCTCGGGCCCGCCGTGGCGAAGCTCCGTCCTGCGGGCTTCCAGCACGTGGTGGATTGCCTGTAGGTTCGCCTCGACCTTGCCGTAACGGTCGACCGGGATACAGACCTGCAGGCCGTCCCATGTGAACCAGACGGCGACGCCGGGATCCGTGGGGCGTTGGTCCCCCAGCGAGACATTGGAAGAGATCGTCAGCCCTTCAAGCTTCTTGCCGCTGTCGGAGGCAAAGAGCCGGAGGGAGTCTTGGACGTTCTTCAGCGCGCCGGACAGGGAGGTCTTGAAAGCCCCCTGTTGGCGTCGGGTGGGCGCGGTCCGCGGGAAGCGGTCGGGCCAGCAGAGAGGAAAGGCGGGAATACTCATAAGAAATTTTCGGTGAGTTCGTGGATCTGGATTTGGCACCCGGGGGCACCGGTGGCCCAACGCTTGCGGATGATCAGGTCGGAGATCTGGTTATCGTCCTGCCACGCCCCGACGTGCGACAGGGCATCGAGCACCGCCTTCGCGGCGTTGTCGGCGTCCGGGGTCTGGCGGTGGATCAGCGGGGAGAGCGGCCGCAAAACGCCCTTGGCGGTGAAGTGAGACTTCGGGCGGGGGAAATAGAACGTGAGGGTCACCATCAGCGGCAGTACCAGCAGCCGCCCTTCAAGCGTCTGGCACGTGGTGGCAACCGATGACTTCCATTGCTCGGCCGTCCCCGCCTCAAAGACCGAAGCGCGGACACCACCGCTTGCCATCTTCTTGACGAATGCCCGCGGCCGCGGCTGTCCCTTCGGCTTGCCGGGAATGAAGGCGCTGAAGATCTGGCGGGACGTGATCAAACGAAGATCGCCGCCCCTCCATCCGGCAGTGTGATCTTGCGAAGCGGGCGCCGCTGCTTCTGGAACTCCGCAATCTCCCGGGCGAATTCGATTTCGAGGCTGCGGATCGTCTCCACTTCCTCAAGAAGCAAATGATCTTCCGATAGCGCCTCGGAGACGGCACCGATCTCCGGTCCCGATCCCTTCTTTTTCAGGATCACCCGAAGCGCCCGCAGCGATTCAACTTCGATCGTTACCGACGGCCGCCGCAGCGAGCCCGGCTCGGGTTCCGAATTGGAAATGACAAAAGATTTCATCGGGGAGGAAGGCGGCGGCACCGCGGGGCACCGCCGCCAAGTGGGGGGGTTAATAATCCTCTTCCGTGGCAACCGGGGCCTCCGGGTCATCCTCGGGCATCGGCTCGGCCGTCCCGCCGGCCGCTTGGCCTGCCAGTGCCGCGTCGGCTTCGTCGGCATCGGATTCTAGCCAGCCTTGCCCCCATGCTTCGGCCTCCTTGCGGCGGCGCTTGCTGAAAGGGCACTTGTCGAGCGGCACGCCTGCGGCATGAGCCTTCTTCCCGGCTTCCCGAGCTTCGGCCAGCGGGCCCGGGCGCTCCGGCTCGACCGTCACGGGCGGTTCGGCGTCTCCAGCCCCTTCGGCGACGTCGGCCTCGACTTCCGCTTCGGTGCGCTCTTCAGCCTCATCCTCTTCGTCGGCGTCTTCCTCGCCGTCTATAAGATCCAGTGCAAGCAGCCCCTGCTTGTCCGCCTCGGTCATCCACTCGCACCCGATCACTTCGCCGGTATCCGTGCGGATGATCTGCTTCTTGTCGGGAGTCGGCTGGCCTAGCACCTCCTGGCACTCGACCTCCCGCCATTCCTGGCCGGTCGAGACTTTCCGGCGGAGCTCGTCGGCCGCGGCCTGCAGCCCGCCGATCCGGTCCTTGTAGTGGTCGGCCTGCTTCTTTTTCTCGCCTTCGACGTTGTCGATATCATCGAGCAGCCCGGCGAGCTTGATTCCGTAGGTCCGGCGCTCTTCGTCGGTGAGCGCGCATATCAGCGATTTCGTTTTCATTTTTTCTGGATGGGATCGGTTGGGAAAATCAGCGGGTGGAGACTGCGGGCTTCTGGAAGACGCGGACGCCGGGAATCACCGGGTCCTTGCCTGCCTCGCGGAATTGCCCGATCAGGCGCTTGATCTCGTTCGCCCGGGGCGACATCGCGACCATGTCGGCGTTGTATTTGTAGAGCGCATCGAGGTCCTCGACTTCGAAGTCGTCGACCATGCGGACCCCCGCGTTGATCTTGGTCGCGGCCACCACGGAAGAGGCCTCGAAGCGGTCGACATTCGCGGCCATCCGGGTATCGGCGGCATCACGGGCGGCTTGCTCGGCAACCCGCTCGCGCCGCTTCGCCTCGATCACGTCGGCAATCGATTTCGCGTCGGCCGCTTTCTTCCGGGCCTCTTCGACTTCGCGCGCCGCCGCCTCTTCAGCTTCCTTGGCGCGCTTTGCCTCCTCGAACTTCCGGCGCTCCTCGGCCTCCGCCTTGCGCTTCTCTTCAAGCACCTGCTTCGCGTGGTCCCCGACCATCAGCTTGAGCCGGTTTCCCTCGGAATTGATCAGCCCGACGAAGTCAGCAACGGCTGCGTCGATCTTCCGCCCGAGTTCGAGAATCGGCTTCTTGGCCTCGACCCGTGCCTTTTCAACCTGGATGCGGAACGCCGCTAGGTTCCGGATCTGGAACTGTGCCACGCCGGATTCATCGTTGTTCGTTACCTGAGTGACGGCGGCGGCCGCGGTAATGAGCCCCTGCTTTTGCTCCTCTGTTTGAGGCAAGACCGCAAGGGAATAGCCGGTGCCTTCAAGTTTGAGAATTTCGACGGTGTCGGTGATGGCATTCATGGTCGTGGGAAAAATTTCGAGTGGTCAGGCCGGCCGAGCTGGACGTCGCCGGTGCAGATGCATGAGCCGATCAGGAGCGCCTTGCCCCACCGGTTGGCGCACATCGCACAATGCCCGGGTTTCGGCCCCGTCAGCTCATCGCGCTTCGCTTTGATCGCGGCGGCGATGGTGGCCGCAATCGACCCCGGGGCGGGCCGGTCGTTGAGCAACGGTTTTCTCCGGGCGAGCCGCACGTGGGGCGGCGCAAGCGGAGGAGTTAGAACGGGTCCGCCTTCGCCCCCGGGTGCGGGAAGGTCGGCAGGCTGAACAGGTAAAGCGGGCGGGTCGATTCTTCCGGGCGGCGGATTGCCAGCCATGCCCGCTCGTTCCTCGGATCGGGATCCGGGATCACGCAAAGCTCGGTATTCAGGCCTTCCAGCGCCGAATGCCACACGAGTTCCGCCGGTGCCGCGTTGACGGGCGCCCGGGGAATGTCCTCTCCGGATGTCGAGGACAGTGACCGCGGCAGGATCTCGGCCGTCGGCTCGATCGGCGTCGTGATCTTCAATCCTGCCGGTTCGGGCTTTTTTCCCGCCCCGGCCGCGGCCCCTCCGGATTGAGGGGCCGCGGTGGATTTCACCGCCTTCGCCGCGAGGATTTCAGCGATGGTCGGCATGTCAGTAGTCGGTATCGGCGCACACGGAGCCCGTCTCCTCGAACTCGAGTTCCGGGTGGATCACCTCAAGACGCTTCGCCAGCTCGAAGGTGAGGCGGACGTCGTTCTTCAGATACGCCTCGGCCTCCTCCGGGAAGGCGCGGAGCACCTGGTAGAATAGTTCTCCCTCGCCGCTCTTCTCGCCGATCCCGAGGTAGCGGGAAACGGCGTCGAGCGAGATGAAGAGGTGTCGGTCGCCCAGGCGCCAGAGGTCGAGCAGGTCGACATGAACCGACACTTCGGGGCGGAACTGGCGATCGAGGCGGCCTTTGGGAGCCGGGATTCCCAGCGCCCAGGAGCGGCGGAAAAGAAACGGGAGGTCGAAGCCGTTGGAGTTGAAGCCGACCAGCACCGTGCGGGTGCTGACCAGTCCCCAAAACCAGCGGATGCATTCCGCCTCTGCACCTTCCGTCTCGTCGCAGATGAAGCGGTGATAGATGCCATCCGCCCATGCGCCGATTGCCAGCACCCGGCCGGTCAGCGGCGATAGCGCCGCCTTCTGGACATACTTCTCCCGTTGCTCCGCCTTGTAGGCCTCGATCTTCACCGGGTCCTTGTAATTCGCGGGCGCTTCGATTTCCGGCATGTGCCGGTCGATCACGTCCGCGGGTGCCGGGCCGGTCTCGATGTCGAAGACGACAACCGACTTTTCCCGCTCCTCGCCCGGGAGCACGGCCGCCCCGGGCGAGACTTGGATTTCATCAATGACTGAGATCATGAGTTGTGGTCGTGATGGGGTGCGGCGGTCCCGACTCAGTAATCCGCTTCTTCCTTGGCCGCGGCGGGCTCCGCGGGCTCAGCAAGGAGCGCCACCACCTCTTCAAGCGCCGCCTTCAGCCGCTTGTCGTCGGCGGTCGGCTTGGTGGCCGATCCGACGTTCGGAAGCCATTTCTCGATCAGGGCGTTGACCGCCTCTTGGTCGAGGTCGCCGAGGTCCACGCCCTTGTGTTTGCCGACGTGGACCTTGCACTTCTGCCACGGCTCGCGGGCCTCTTCGGAGTCAGGGGCCTTCTTGTAGCTGGAACCGCTGCCGCCGCCGCTGCTATCGCCGCCGCCGCCCTTGGCCTCCCGGTCCTTCACCCGGACGTATTTCCCGCTCGGCTTCACCGGCTCCGCATCGGGCCGCATCATCGCGATGTTCGCATAGGTCGCCGAGCCGTCGGGGCTATGGGAGTGCTCGATCATCAGCTTCGCACCGAGGCCAAGCAGGGACTCGGTATCGAATTCGTTGAGCTCCTGCGCGGTGAGGTCGCGGCCAAGGAGCTTCTTCAGGTCCTTCCGGAACGCCGCCTTCTCGTTCAGCGACGGGGTATAGCCGCGGCTCCAGACGTAAAAGCGGGTGCCTTCGTCGTCCTTCGCTTCGGTTTCGAACACGAGCCGGAATTCTTCCTTCTCGCCGTATTCAGTGCTCCGCTTTTTCAGCGGCGTAACATCGACGATCACGGAACGAACAGGGCTTTCGGTTTCGGGGTGCGGGGTAAAGGACCCGCCTTTCTTTTCACTTAGTTTCATGGTTTGGAATCAATTGTTGAATTTTCAAAGTCGCGGATGGCGTTGCGCATCTTCCCAAAGCACTTCCTCCCGGAGAGCTGCCCATTCACGCCCTGCGACAAAGAGGCAGAAGACCGCTCCACAGCCGCAGCCGATGGCGCTTTTCGGGGCTTTGAGGATAGCGAAAGCGATGACGGCAACGATCAGCCATCCTGCAAGTGCCAGGGAAAGGATGAGCACGACTCTCATGGCTCAAACCTTTTCGAGTTCGCCTTTCTCGGACACCCGATACCAAGTGTCCGCCTCGATTCCGGCTTCGCCGACATAACCAACGGCGATGCGGTAGCGGGCACCGTCATGCCAGGCGAGAGCGATGGCTCCATTCTGTCCGGCCTTAGCGCTGGAACGGAGGCCAGAGGCAACAACGATGCTGGCATAGCCGGAAGCCGCGAGCTGGCTGTCATCGCCGGAAGCCGCGAGCTGGCT